TTATGGTTTTTTAACATTCCATTAACATTTAAATCTTCAATTACGATGGTTTGGTTTTCACCAAGTAATTGGTTTGTAATAGAATGTAAATAATATTCTTTAATGTTATTTAATTTATTATATGTTTTAGCAAGTCTTATCCTTGCTTTCTCTTTACTATGACTCTTGTTGGCCTTCCTTGATAGACTCCTTTGAAGCCTTGCCAACCTTTTCTGTTTGTTACGTTTAGACTTCAAATTTTTATAATAGCGTCCTTCGGACGTGACGATGAAATCTTTAATTCCTAAATCTAAACCAATCACAGAATTAATTGCATCACCAATTGTTTTTAAATCACGTTCAATTAAAATACTAAAATAATAATTACCTGTTTTATCCCTACTTAAAGTTCCAGATTTAATTAATTCCTGATTTCTATTCAAATACCTTTCATCATCTCTTGAACATTTATAATGAATTGATTTTAATTGATTTATGATATTAATCCTATTTCCTTTTACTCCAGAAATAGCATCAACTGGAAACCTACACGATTGTTTTTGGTGTTTTGATTTGAATTTTGGAAAACCTTTATTTTCCTTAAAGAAATTTTTATAGGCTTCATCCAAATTAAGTAATGATTGTTGTAAAACCTTTGAATGACTTTCTTTAATCCATTCAAATTCATTCTTTAAGGACGTAAGGAATTTACCTGTTTCTCCAAGACTTGTAGATTTCTTCTTTTCTTTATATTCATTGATTTTATAATTAAGACATTGATTATACACAAACCTTGATGTGCCAAGTAATTTATTCATATAAATTATTTGATCATCAGATGGATATAATTTTATTTTAATTGCTTGTAACACTATTATTTATATAGTAATTTTTATTTTTTGTTTTTATTTTTATGAATATTTATCATAATATTTCACTATTTTTCATTAAATTATATAAAGTTATTTGATACTAATTGAGACTCTGATATATTTTTGATATTGAAAATAAAATAATCTTCATATTCTTTTGATTTTAAATATTTCATTTTTTTAAAATTTCTTTTATATCTGTAATATAAGAGATTAGATGTATAATAGGATCTATCGTATCTGTATATTTCTCATTATATGATTTTTGAAGATTCACTAGCATTGCACCCTGTTTTATTAAATTAGCATTATCTATATCCATTAATCTATTAAAAAGTGGTCTACCTAATGCTTTCATTAGTTCTAGAGGATAATCTTGAAAGTTATTTATAACAAATTGATAATTTTCTTCAATATTATTTTTACCATCCATTATAAATTCAAAAATATCATCATAATTTGACGATAAGTTTTTAAATTGATTGGTGTTATTTGTAATATATACTTCTTGTAATTTTTGTGTTGCACCTCTTAAATCTGGAAAGCTTAATAATATTATTTTTTTGATATCTTCATCTGAAATCTCTAATTTAATTTTATTTGCTATCGCTTTTAGATATTTCAAATACATAGTATTTAAATAATCTACTTCTTCTTTATTTTTAGGAGTAAAATCAACTTTAGTGAATCTTGATATTATTTTATCATCAATATCTTGTATAAAATTTGTAGTTAGAATAAATCTAACATGATGATATTTGTCTGAAAAACCTTTTAAAGCTTTTTTGTATTCTGCAGAAACACCATCAAACTCATCTAAAAATATTGTTTTTTGAGCGCCTTTGCTCATAAATGGATTTAAACTTTTACAATGACTTTGTAATTGTTCTCTTAAAATGTTAACACTTGTTTCTTGTGAAGCGTTGAAATCTATATTATCTGTATCTTTACACAAAATTTTAGCAAGTGTTGTTTTACCAGTACCTGGTGTGTCACTATAAAAAATCATATTAGTTTTTAATCCATCTTTAACAAGTTCTCTAATTCTTGGTAATAGTATTATAGTATTTAGATTTTTTGGTTGATATTTATACCAAAACATTTCATTTATCATATTTAAAAATTTTTAAGTTTCAAGTTAATATATTAATAAAATGTGTAATTGTTTAAATATAAAATAAAAAACACCATCATTTTGTTGATGGTGTTTAAATATTAACAACTATGAATTGATAATGGAAATTTTTTATTTCCACAATATTGTATTTTATTTATATTAAAAAGTTTATTTTTTATAATGATTATTTTATATATAAGATAAATATTTTTTTATATGAACATAGATAAGGAATATAATTACGATGATAATTTTATTAGGATGGCTACTATATCTTTAGCAAAAGTATTAACTACTAAAGTTAGATGGATTAATCGTTGGAGTGATGGTAAAAAAATAAGAGTTCTAATACCGTTTTATACTTCTTTTGCTGGTCAAGAAAGATTTATGTTAGATGCTTTTGTTGATGATATAGTTGGAAATAGAGCAGAATTAAATGCGGACCAAAAACAAAGAGGAGTTATAACATTCAAAGGTGGTTCACAAAAAGATGATGAGTTTGCTAATCCAAATCAATATTTAGCAAAAAGTACAAAATTAAATAATAATTTCAAGGATATAATCAGTAGAACAAAGGCTGTTCCAGTCTCATTAAACTACGATATTATTATAAAATTAGATAATGAATGGGAAGCTAATATTTGTTATACAAAATTATTAGATGTATTATATAATTATAGATTTTTTAGTATTAGTTATTTTGGTATTAAAATAGATGCTTTTTTTAGATTACCATCAGAAACTGGAATAGAAATTCCAAGAGAAACCAATTTAAGTACTGATAATACAATAACTATGAAATTTTCTTTAGAAGTTGTCACATATTATCCAGTTTTTACCGTATTGACAGATGATTTTGAAGTTTGCGATAATGATGCAACTATTGATTGGAACTTTTTGGGTATTGATAGACCTGATGCCAATAAAGAATTATTAAATTCTGATGGTGCATTGAAAAGAGTTTATTGGTATCATAATTATTTGGAAAATAAATCAAAAGAAGAATTGATAAAAGAAAAAGAAGAAAATAGACAAAACGAAATAAATAATATGGAATAATATGAAAGTTGTAAAATTTAATGAAAATAAGAATAGTGAACTAGAAGATATAATGTACAGTTTGGCTGAAAAATTTGATATTGATTCAATGTCATTTGGTCCATATTCTGCTTATTATTTAAAAAATAGCGATATTATTGAAATGGTTTTTGAATTTCAATCTATTGAGGAAGACGAATTTAATACTTTAGTAGATATATTAGAATATGTTTGAAAATATGATGATGTGAATTTTTATATTTCACCAAACGCTCTCGATGAATCTTTTAATACTGTTGGATTTTATATAAATAATATTTCAGAAGATGCATATTTTACTATGGGTAAAGATTTACAAATAGAATTGGATGGAAATAGATATAATATATAATTAATATACTTTTGAATCAATAAAAACCTCAAAGTGATCTTTTGAATAACAACCAGTTTTTTTTCTAACTTCTTCTAATTTTTTACCACCTTCGCTTTTGATGTCTCTGCTAAATGATGTACTGATTGATTCATTTCTTAATCTTACAGATTCTTTTATTAATGCTTTTTTCCAATCTCTTACGGTAGATTTAACCCAATCTCCACTTTTATCAATAATTAAATTGTGTTTCATTTCGGTTAAATGATGCCATAAAAAATCCTCATTTTTCATTTCAAATTTATGAATGATTTTTTTCCATTTTTTTCTTCTTATTTTTTCATATTCTGTCCAATCAAAATTTTCAGATTTATTTTCTTCTTTAAATTTTTTAGGTATAGCAACAATTTCAGGTTGAGTTTTTTCAATAGAACCAACTAAAAATAATTCTTGAAATCTTATAGGCATAGCATAAAAACCAATAGTAGATGGTGGTGCATGAAAGCTATCTTTACCATAACCTTGTTGTTTAGTTAAATGAAGCCTGCCGTATCTGATAAATGTGTTATCTATATCTTTTTTCATAATGAGTACAAAGGTAATATAATTTTTTAAAAATGAAAAAAAATGAGTTTTTTTTATTAATATATAACTTTGAATTGAATTAAAAAATAAAAAAAACTGCAAGATATGAAGAGATTTAAGAGTTTTGAAGCTTTTACTAGTAAAGAAGAATTGAGAAATATTGATGATATTTTAGATAAAATGGGCGAGGGTGGTAAAGCTGATTCTTTATCCGCTGAAGAGCTACAAATATTAAATAGTGGTGGTGTTAAACCAAAATCGGAACCAAAACCTATAGAACCGTTAAAAGACACTGAATATTCAGATTTTGCTCTTAAGGATTATTTATTAGATGTAAATGAAATGACACCAAAAATTTTAAAAGAAATTTTAAATGATATAGAAAGTGAACATGATGGTAGTATTAAAGTAGCTAGATTAAAAAGACTTTTAGAAGTTTTTCCTAATGTTAAGGTTGATGATAAATTAGTAGATATATGGTGGAACTTTATAAAAAAGATGTATAATAGGTTAAATTAAAAAAATAAAAAAAAATAATAGTAGATATGAAAAAATTAAAAACATTTGAATCATTCTTAAATGAAAATAAATCTCAAGGTACACCAGAGGAGATTATTAATGGTAAGGTTTCTGGCGGTTCTTTATCATCTAATGATTTTAAAGAAAATATGCTTGTGGCTCCTTCAATGTTTTATAAATCTCAAGATGAACTTAAAGTTAGATCTGGTAAAGTTACAAAAGTGGAACCAGAAAAAATAACATATTATAAGGGTGATGGTAATACATATACTTCAAGTCCGTCAGATTTGATTATAATTAATGGAAATTTTACAAAATAAAAAAAAATAAATAAAAATAATAATAGATATGAAAAATTTAAAGTATGATTTGTTTAATTTTAAGAAAGATCTTCCAATGGAAGATTATGAATTGAATGTAATTGTTGAGAGATATATTAGCAATTACGATAAATATTCTGAAAAAGAATTGGTAAGTTCTTTGAAAGAAAATTTAATGTCTTTTTCTTGGGATGTTAAAGTTAAAAGATTGGTAGAAGGTTTAGAAGAAGAAATTAAAAGTGAACCTTTGAATTACAATTTGAAAGACTTGTACAAGAAAGTTGAAAGAAAAAATTATGGTCAAATGTATAGACCAGCGTTGAATTCTATTTTGAATATTATCAATATGAATGATAATGATTCAAAAATGACATCAATTCTTAATGAATTGGTTATACACGATTGGATTCCAGAAGTTAAATTATTTTTAAATGGTTATATGAATAATCCTATTCAAAGACAAAATTTGGTAAATTCAGGTAAGGCTTCAAAGGTATTTACATTAGTTGAAAAAGTGGAAGATGGTAATTTGGTGTTTCTTAAAGATCGTTGGTTTTTGATTAATCAAGATGAAATTAAACAAACATTAGTTGAAGATCACATTAAAGACTTAGATAAAATTAGAGAATTTAGAATTTTAGAAAAAGTTATGACAATTGGTGATATTAAAGAAGATTCAATTTCTTTTAGATTAGATGAAAATTTAGTTTTAAGTATCTCTACCAAAAATGATAAAGAAATATTTTTAAATGAAGAAAAATTAGACAAAGAAACTAATTTGGAAAATTTATTTGATTCAAAAATTATTCCTTGGTTGAAAAAAGATTATTATGTTTTATCTAATACAGCAGCCCAAAATATTGATAAATTTGTAGATTTAGATATTGCTTTAAAACTTGAAAATGCATTATTCCCTTATTTAGAATGTTATGTTATAAATTATAAAGATAAAATGTATATGTATAATAACGATGCAAGAACAGGCTCTGCTTTTTATGAATATAATTCAGCAAATAATTTAATTAATGATGTTCAAAAAGAATTGGATTATGATTTAACAAAATTTTTAAATAATAAAATTTCAAAAGAAGTGAAACATTTAAGATCATTAGAAGATAAAGAAATGGAAATTAAAGAAGGTATCAAAGAAATTGATGATGCATTAGCTCTTTTAAAAGAAAATGAGGAAATGGTAAATACAGATAAAGGTTTGAAAAAGGTTTTTGAGGATTTATTAGTTTCTAAACATGAATTATATGATAATTTGAAGAAAATTAAAGAAGACAAAGTTAAGGCTAAAAGAATGGTTTTATAAAATTATAAAGGCTATATTAAAAAGTATTTCGTTTTTTAACGAAGTCCTTTTTTTTTATAAAAAACAATTTTTTATAAACTTTTGTGTATTAACATAATATAAGCATTGTTATATTTATTTAGTCTAATTAAAAATAACATTTTAAGGCAATATAAGGTATTAAAAATCAACAATTTAAATAATTTTAAGGCTTATTGAATGAGATTTTTCTCACAAAAAAATATAAAAATATGGCAAAATATGTTGATGATACGGATTTTTATTATGAAATAGTCTTGAGCAAAGGCAAGGGCAGGTTGACTAAACGTGCAGAAAATATGATAATAAAAATAGGTGAGGAGATGATTAAAAAATTTGAAAGAAAATATAAAACATCTGATGATAAATTTGATTGCATGCAGCAAGGTATCCTCATGATGCTTCAAAATTGGAATGGATATAATGAGAAAAAATATTCTTCAGCGTTTCCTTATTTTTCAGAAATATGTAAAAGAGGTATAGCAGGTGGTTTAAATGTTATTTATCAGAAGAAAAATAATCAAGATTCGCCAAAAATGATAAGTTTGAGTCATTCAAACGATGGTAAAGGATTGCACAACATATAAAATACTATAAATCAATACTTTGTATATTTATTTAGATTGCCTTCATAAACTTTACCATCTATTATTCTTGTAGTTGACCAAAGTGGTTGAAGGTTTTTTAATTCACAAACAACTGAAATCTTTTCGTTTTTATCAAAAGATGATATTGGTTTTTTGTGGTCTATATGCCATTCTCCATAATTATCCCAAGACATACCAGTTGTAAATAATTTTATCATATGTTCTTTAAGTTCTAATGCACTATATCCTAATATGTCTATTGTGTGTCCTTCTTTATTTGTACCAATTCTAATTTGAGTGTTTCTTAATAAACTTCTCCAACTTCTTATATGATTTATTCTTTTTTTATTTTTTTTTTATAATATTTTTTTCTATATTTTTTTATTTTATCATCATTTTCATTATACCATTGTTTATATTGTTGTTGGGATTTTTCTTTATTTTTCTGGTAATATTCTTTCCTCCATTTTTTTCTTTTTTCTTCTTTTTCTGGTGTTGATTTTCTTTTTATATTTTCTTTATTTTCCTGATAATATTCTTTATAATATTCTTTTAATTTCTCTTTATTTTTTTGTGCATATTTTTTATCATACTCTTTAAAACATTTTTTATTTTTTTCGTAATATTCTTTTTGATTTTTTTTTATTCTTTCTTTATTTTTCTCATAATATTCTTTTTGATATTCGCTCATAATAATGTATTTTTTTTATCTTATATATAAATATGATGAAGTACCTTTTTAATTTTATTGTATATATAAAAATTTATATATACAATAAAAATTAATTATGGCTTTAAGAGATTGGGTTAGGAATGATGGATATATTGAATCTTTACCAGGTCCATCTACGCAATATAAGGGTGATGAAGAGTTTATAATGTTAGTTAGAAATATACAATATCAAGATGTTCAATCTGGATCATATACAAGATTTCCAACATTATATGATGTAGCTTTAGCAAATCAAGGTAAAAATTATATTCCTGTTACAGATAATACAAAACTTATTCAAGATCCACCAAATCCAAGAGCTTTAAGAGGATATTAATAGTTAAAAATATAATTTATAATATGTCTTTAAATGGAGCAAGATTGGGTAATCGTAGAGATAGTAAGGGTAGGAATAAATATAAACAAGGTAAGTATTATTTACAAAATATAAATAAATATATAGGACACACTCCTGTTTTATATAGAAGTTCATGGGAACTTGCATTTTGTAAATATTGTGATTTGAATAGTAAAGTTGTAAAATGGAGTACAGAATCTGTAATTATTCCTTATAAAATATCAAATAATGGACAAATAGAAGATCATAGATATATTCCAGATTTTTATATTGAAATGACTACAAATGTAGAAAATGAATATGAGAGAATAGTGGTTGAAATAAAACCTAAAGCCGAAACAGAATATCCAAAACCACCTCAAAAACAAACATTAAAAATGCTTGAAAATTATGAATATTCTTTAAGATCATACAAACAAAATATTCATAAATGGGCTTTTGCTAAAGATTGGTGTGAAAAAAGACATATGAAATTTATTATAATGAATGAAGATTATCTTAAAAAGATGGGATTAATAAATTGATTCTAATGTTTTTAATTTAAAAAATCTGGTATTAAAATCAACATGTTCATCAAAATATTCTAATAGTTTAGCGTTAACCATATATGATAAATCTTCTTTTGATGTAGATTCAATATTTCCAATAAATTTTTCAAATTCATTAAATGTTTGACTTTCTCTTTTTTCAATAAAAATTGGTGTTACATTCAATAAAAAATTTATCATATTCATTACTTTGAAATCGTCAGATTTAATATTCCAAATTCTACAGTAAATTTTCCAAAAATCAGTACTAGGTTTTACTATTGATGATAATTGCGATTGATATTTGATTTTTGGATATTCTATAAATTCATTTTTACCTAATTTCCCAAAAAATTTTAAAGATTTCTCTGTTAAATAATCAGGAGAAGTAGTTATTATCATGTTATCCATTAACATTATACAAGTATAATAATAAACATTTTTTATTTGTTGCATATTCATGTCGCAAATATATTAAATAGTTTTTGATTAAAAAAACATTTATATATATTATATGAAATTTATAGAAGAAGTTAGAGCATTATTAGGTTCATATAATAAAGATATTAAAGCAATAAGAGATGATACAACAAAAGAATTATTTAATATCATATTAAAAAATCCAACACATCAATTAGCACCTGTTAATATAAGTACTGTTAGAGTTGGTAGATTTTATGTAATTAAATATAATTATAATGGTAATAAATTGTGGTGTCCAATTTTAACTATACCGCCAGTTCCAAATAAAAATGAGGAAGGATTTTTAGAAAGACAATTAAAAATATCGAATGTTAAAAAAATATTATATGCTATAAATTTTGATTATTTACCATTAAAATATAAAATATCTTTAATAGAAACAATAATAAATAATAATCTAAATACATATGAAAAAAATGAAGATAGAATATCAAGTGGACTTAAAGTTAAAGATGAAGAAATATTTAGGGTTGAATGGATTTATAAATTTTTAAAATATCATGATAAAAATTATTCTATAACAGCATATGATATTTCAAAGATAGTCAATGTGTATGAAGTGTCTTCTACATTATTGGACAGATTTATTTTTTTAGATACATATTATATTAATAATAGAATGATGTATGACACATTAAGTAATATTGTCAATGAAAATATGAGAGATGAATTTTCTAAAAAGATAAAAATGTTTGAAGAAATATTAAAAATGTATAAAGATGACGTTGAAGTTTTTTTCAAATCTTTAAGAAATTTTGAAAAGAATTTAAAGTTATTTGATAATATTTAATTTTTAATTTTTGTAAGATATCTTAATGGTATTTCTCTAAAATCTGTACCACCTTTTATTGGTTTTTCTACTAATGCTCTTGGTTCATCATATTTTTCATTTGTTTTAGCATCTTCGAGTATAGGATAATATGCGATTTTCCATTTGTCTGGTTTCCCATCCATTTGATATTCATCACCTATTTTGTGGTCTTTCATAAATTTTTCATCTTCGGTTAATTCTTTTTCGATGATTTTTTTATTTTCTTTAATTACTTCATCTAAACCAGTTAATGTTCCACAATTATGACAATGTATATAAACTATAGACATTTCTTCATCTGTATCATCATCAAGCTCTTTCTTTACTTCAAAAGTGAACATGTGATTACATCCACATTTGCCACAAATAATATGAATATTAGGACTTAGCATATCTTTTTAATATTACAATTCACTTACTTCAAATTCTTCAACTGGAAATTCACCATCATCTGTAAAGATTTTACCATCATCACTATATTTTACCATATCATCGTACATTTCATCAGCATCTGTTTTTTTACCAAATGTAATAAATGCTTCATCTTCTTCAACTAAAAATGTACCACCATCATCTTCATAAAAGAATTTACCTGTTGGTTTGTGTTTAATTGCGTATCGTGTCATAATTTTAATTTTTAATTTCAGTGCAAATATATGTATTATTTTTTGATTTACAAAATGGACTATTTATTTTTAATATATAATAAAAATTAATTTAATAAATGGCTACATATAATAGATATAACCAACCAAATTCCATGTATGAATTCGGTAAAAGTTCAGTAGGTAGAAGCTTTACTAATAAGCTATTACGAAGAATAAGTAATTTTGGAATGGACGATCAAGAAATGGTTGTTAAGAATAGTCAAGCAATTGGTGCGTTTCAAGACACTAGTAATTTGCTTTATGAACCAGGTACAAACATGTATGATTTATTTAGTAAAAAAATAATATCTAAAATACTAGAAAAGAAATCAATAGCATATTTAGATAGACGATATTTAGATAAAAGAAAAATTTTACATCAATATGCTCTTAAAGAAGAGATTAAAGATTATGTTACAAGAATAGCAGAAGAAGCTGTAAATTATAATGATGATAATTATTTTTGTAGTTTAACAGATTTACCTGATAATTATGATCAACCAATAAGAGCAAAATATCAAGAGAATTTTAAAAAAATTTATAACTCATTTAATTTTAATGACGGTTTGACTGCATGGAATTATATGAAAACCTTTTTAATTGATGGCTTTTTAGCATTTGAAATTGTTTATGATGATAATCAAAAAAATGTAATAGATTTAAATTTATTGGATCCATTAACATTAATAGTTGCAGCAGAGCCAGGAACTGGTACTGTTGTTTGGATTCAAAATCCTGATATCCCACAATTAAGAAGAATCTTATTGGATGCTAATATAATTTATATATCATATTCTAATAATTTAGATTATGATGAAACTAGTTATGTTGAAGGTCTTATTAAACCATATAATCAATTAAAATTATTAGAATTTACTAAATTGATGTATAATTTAAATCAAGCATCAATTTATAAGAAATTTGTCATACCTGTTAATGGATTAACAAGACAACAGGCAGAACAACAAATTGCTCAATTGATGAGTGAATATCACGAAGATATTGAATGGGATGATAGGACTGGTATACCTTATATTAATGGTTCAACTAAAATTCCACATTCAAAAGACTATTGGTTTCCAACATCAGACCAAGGTACTCCAGAAATGACAATTGAACAACCGCAACAAGCAGAATTAAATGAGGATGTAACATTACAATGGTTTTATAAAGGATTTAAAAGAGCATCAAAAATGCCTTTTTCTAGATTAGATGAGGATCAAGGTGGTGGTAATTTTTATGATGATACAGCATCTATTACTATGGATGAAATAAGATTTAAAAATTTTGTAAATCGTTTAAGAACTTTATATAAAGAAGTTATAGTTAAACCATTAAAAATTCAAATGATATTAGATTTTCCTGAATTGGAACATGATAGAGTTTTTGATAGTTATGTAAAAATAACATTTAATTCTAATGACTTATTTGAAGAATGGAAATACCTTAATAATTTAGCTAAAAGAGCAGAAATAGCCTCAACACTTTCATCAAATTTACAAGATGCTGAAGGAAAACCATATTTAAGTATAGAATTTTTGGTTAGAAGAATTATGAAATTTTCTGATAAAGATATTGAGGAAAACAATAAATATAAAATGATGACTGGTTTATCATCTCCTGGCGGTGGTGCTGGTGGTGACATGGGCGGTATTCCAGATATGGGAGCTGGCGGTGGAGCTGGAGGCGGCATGGGAGACTTCGGTGGTGAAATGGGAGCACAAGGATTTGGAGCGCAAGGTGGCGGAGCACAAGGTGGAGCACAAGGTGGAGCACAAGGTGGAGCACAAGGTGGAGCACAAGGCGGTGGAGCACAAGGCGGTGGAGCACAAGGCGGTGGTCAAAATGAATTTTAAAAAATAATTAAAAAAAAATGGGATTAGATAGAAGAATATTGTCAATATTATATTATAATGATATAGTTGATGTTAATGATGTTGAAAAATTTATTGGCGAAAAAGATGGATATTATATTGTAATTGTTAAAGGTGAAACTAAAAAACTTAAAGTTCCAGGATTTGTTTATCCAGAAGAATCAGTCGAAGAAATTTTTAATGAGTTTGAATTGGAAGATGAGTTTGAAGAAAGTGAAAATATCTTTGAAAGGATAGTTGAAGATGTTAAATCAAATAATTTTTTAATTTCAGAAGTATATACTATGGAAGAACCAGCAGTGGAAGAACCAGTGTTGGAAGAACCAGTAGTGGAAGAACCAGTAGTGGAAGAACCAGTGGTAGAAGAACCAGTAGTTAAAACAGAAAAAGTTAAAAAGGAAGTTAAAACAAAATCTAAATCAACTAAAAAAGTAGATGATGATTTTGATGATTTTATAAAATCAGTATAATAAATATTATATTAAATAAAAAAGACCAAACTATATAGTTTGGTCTTTTTTATTTTTAAGTAACTCATTTTTATAAAAATAGAAAAAAGCCATATTTTTTATAAAATATATATCATAAAAAAGTAAAATTATGAAACCAGTCCTTATTGTAGAACATTGCATGGACGGTCTAAAACCATTAAGCGAATCTAATACTCCAAAAGGTGAATATATTTTGGGTGGTACGTTTACTGAGTTCGGAATTAAAAATAGGAACGACAGGATTTATACCGCTGAAAAATTTATACCGCATCTTAACGAGTTATTAAGTCGTAAGAAACAATTAGGTGTTGTTTATGGTGAATTTGATCATCCTGATGTTTTTGACACATCATTATCAAGGGTTTCGCACACAATCGAAAATGCACAGTATGTTAAAGAAAGTAACATAGTTACAGGTAAAATTAGATTGCTCAATACACATTGGGGTAAAGAAGCGAAGGCACTTGTTGATGATGGTTGTCCAATTTTTGTGTCATCTAGAGCTGCAGGCATTACAGAATCTGATGGTACAGTAACAGTAAAAAAGCTATTTACTTATGATGCCGTAGCTGATCCTGGATTTAGTTCAGCACGAATGGAAGTTAGATCTTTAAATGAAAGTTTAGGATTTAATGAAAGTTCAAACTTTAGGGTATATGATATATCTGATGAGTCAAAAATTAATGAATTATTTAAAATGAATGAAGATTTTGTTACAAAAAAACAAATGGTCGAGTATTCTAATTATTTAACTGAAGAAATTGAAAAATTCAAAACTGCTATTAACGAAGCAATAAAAGGTAATACCGAGTTTGATCCTTCTAAGTTAGAAACAATGCTTGATTATCACGAAAAATTGCATGAACAACAAACAAAAATTGGCAAGTATTTAGATTATTTAGCCGAAAAATTACAATTTGTTGTTAATGAAAACATTGAATTGAAGAAAACCACTACAGGTTTAATTAAACACAATGATTATCTTGCTGAAAATTTGGAAAAAATAGGAAACTATTCTGAATATTTAGCTGAAAATCTTGACAAATCTATTGATTATGGTAAATATGTTGCCGAAACATTAGATAAAAATATTGACTTTTCAGAATATATTGCTGAACATGTTGATAAAAATATTAAATACTCTGAGTATTTAGCTGAAAATCTTGATAAATCTATTGATTATTCAGAATATATAGCTGAAAGCTTAGATAAATCTATTGATTATTCAGAATATGTTGCTGAAAATCTTGACAAATCTATTGAATATTCAGAATATTTAGCAGAGAGTTTAGATAGTTCTATTGTTTATTCAGAGTACATAGCTGAAAATCTTGACAATAATATTGCATATTCGGAATATATTGCAGAACATGTTGATAATAACATTTCTTATTCAGAGTATATCGCTGAAAATCTTGATGATTCAATGGCTTATACAAATTATATCGCTGAAAATCTTGACAAAACTATTGAAAGTTCAAAACTTTTAACTGAACAGTTGAAAACTGGCGGTAAAGTTAATGAAACATTCGAATTTGTTAATGAAGAAGGTGATGTTAATGTAGATCAATATTACGATGATGAAGATGGTGATTCATTAGAAGGTCCAACTTCGGAAGCTCAACCAGAAGTTGTTGATCAAGATCCAACAGCAGTTGATGTGCAAGGTGAAGGCGAAATTGATGTGCAAGGTGAAGGCGAAATTGATGTGCAAGGTGAAGGCGAAATTGACGTACAAGGTGATGAAGATGTAGAAGAAAGTGACATCGCTGGTATTCCAGCACCTGGTGAAACTGTTGCAATTGGTGACCAAACTGGTGAAGTTATGGCAACTAATGCACAAACTGGTATCGTTGTAGTTCAATTAGATGTACCTGACGAAGAAGGTCAAGTTCAAGAAGTTGAAGTACACGAATCTAAAGTTACTAGATTAGGAAGTAGATTGAACAACGTTCAAACATCCTTAAAAGATAATATAAATAAATTGATCCTTGAAACTAAAAAAAGAAAAGCTTCAGAAGAAGATCAACCACATTTTTTAATGTTTTTAACTGAAAAAAGAAAAGCAGCCTATTATTCTTTATCTGATGAAGATAAAACTAAAGTTAAAATGGCTTTAAATGAAAACGTTGGTAAATATACTAGCGAATCACAAGTTATTTCAATTATTAATGAAGCTCTTTCTCCAAAGAAAAAATCATTCAACGAATTGTTACTTGATGCAATGCCATCAGAATTAACACCAATTTGGGAAAAACTTGACAGTAATGTTAAAAATAATATTATTTTAACTTCAAGATTGTTCCCTGCTCTTGATACAGTACAAAAATTTGAGAGTTTCTGGTACAGTAGAGATTTAGAAAGGTACACAAACGAAAAACCTTCAAAACAATTAATTACAGAAAATCGTTTAGTTGACGGTTCAAAATTAACTGAATCACAACTAGATAGATTTAAATCAGTGTTTGATAAATTGAATTCTTAAAAATAGAAAAAAATCATATTTTTTAAAGAATATATATCAATACTGAAAAACAAAGACATAAGTCTTAAAAAAATAAAATTAAAAATGAATTTATTAATTGACAATCAAAAAGCCGTCGCAAAATGGAAACCTGTATTGGAATCGTTAGGCGTATCTGATACTTACAAACAAAAGTGGATGGCAGAGTATGCAGAAATGCACTCTTTAAATGAAAATGTTGCTTATAGTACATTAGGTAACTTAAACGGTATGGGTGCTGTACAAGCGGCTCAACCTTCAACAACTCCTGGTTTAGTTTGGGGTGACTATGGTATGGGAACAGCAGGTGGTATTGGTTCTGGTGATGTTGGTCAAAACCTTCTTCCAGTTTCAATGAAAATCGCTGCTCAAACTATTGGTTTAGATTTAGTAGCTGTTAAACCAGCTTCTTCTCCAAAAGTTGACTTGTTATTTGTTGACTTCAAATATGATAACTTAGCTGACTCTACATTGAAAGATGAGAGACCAATTATGTTCTCTTTGAATATGGCAAGTTCTTCTAATGTTGCTGCATTGAACGCAGCTTTAAAAGCTTCTATGGCAGCTAAATTGGATGCTAATGGACAACCAGTAAGAGAAAAAGTAGGTGGCTTAACTGCTCCTGTTTATGTTCACTTATCAGGTGGTACTCTTTTAACTGCTGCAGGAACATCAACTGGCGTTTATTTCGCAAAAGGATGGCAAACTGCTGCTCAACTTGAAAATTTTGATTCAACTTTAACCAATTATCCAGCTAATGGTACAACTCCTAAAAAAGAAGGTATCATGGAATTCTTAGGATGGTCACGTATTAATGGTTATCCAATGTTTAGAATCTTCCGTCAATTCAACACTGGCGCTAATAACGCAGGATGGGGTTTTGTAGATGATAGAAATACTTTCCCAACAGCAGCATATTCAATCGTGGATATGTTAAATGATGCTACAGCATTAGAAGTTACTGATGGTGATGTTTTAAGTGGTCTTACCTTAACTGGTTGTACTATTGATTTAGTATCATTGTTAGAAGATCATATTCCTGGCTTCTCAGCAGGTTGGTATATGAACAAACCTATGACAAGAGATGAGGACGAAAGAACTTATCCAAATGTTATTGGACCAGACATCTTCACTAAAAATATTCAAGTTGGTGATGTAGAAATCTCTTCTTCATTGAAAAGAACTCAAATTGAAGATATTAAAGCCGCTACTGGTATGGATATCGTTCAAAAATTAGAATCAGTATTGGTTAATGAACTTACTCAAACTATTTCTAAACAAATTATTGCAAAAGTAACTGAACTTGCAGACAAAAATAGAACAGCTTGGACTACTCCTAAAGATGGTTCTGGTGTTTCTAAATTCGACTTCAACGTTGATGCTTATTTAGCAGTTGGTGCAGCTACCCCTGGTGGTGAAACTACTCACTCTATTCAAAGAAAGCTTATTGCTAAATTGAATAATGCTTCTAACTTCATCGCAACTGAAGGTCGTGTTGGTCCAGCTCAATACCTTGTAACTAACGGTAACTTAGCTTCTGTTATTCAAGATGTTGCTGGTTATACTATTAACCCAGTTAAAGCAAACTTAAATGCAAATGGTCAATTATTCCCAATGGGTAATGTTGGTAACATTTCTATTTATGTAGATCCTTATCAAAGATGGGATGACAATCGTATCTTCTTAGGAAGAAAAAATAGTGTTGAACAACCAGGTTTGGTATTCGTACCTTACTTAATGGCACAGTCAATACAACTTATTTCCGAATCGACTTGGGCACCAAGAATGTTAATTCGTTCAAGATATGCTGTCGCTGATATTGGGTTCTTTCCATGGAAGCAATTCATGACAATTTTAGTTACTGATACCGCAGGTGTTCTTATCTAATAATTAGATATTTAAAATCAAAGGAGAGTATTTATACTCTCCTTTTTTTGTCTCATATAAATAATAATATTTGTGACATTAAAATGATAATAATATAAACTTTTGAGCTATTAAATTATATATAGTGTATGATTAAAATAGATAAAATAGAAATAAAAACCACCAATAAAAATGTTGGATATTATAAGAATATTGGTTATAATATAAAATCAGGAGATGTAATTATTATTAATGTTTCTGATTTACCAGGAACATCAAAATATAAAATTGATGTTTCTTGTGATAATTGTAAAAAAGAATATAAAATATCATATTTCTCATATTTGAGAAACATTAAAAGTGATATTTATTATTGTAAAAAATGTTCAGGTATAAGAGCAAAAGAAACCAATTTAGAGAAATATGGAGTTGAACATCCTTTACAATTAGAAGAATTTAAAAATAAATCAAAGGAAACTAATTTAGAAAAATATGGATTTGAATATTCTATTCAAAATAGTAATATTAGAGATAAATCAAAAAATACAATTAAGGAAAAGTATGGTTCAGATGAATATATGTCAACTGAAGATTTTAAGAAAAAATCTAAAATAACATTAACTGAAAAATATGGTGTAGAACATCCTTTGCAAAATAATTTAATTAAACTCAAAGTTGAAAATACATGTATGAAAAGATATTCAGCGAAATCTCCATTGGAATCAGATATAATTAAAGAAAAAATATCTATTGTAAAAAAAGATAGATATGGTGATGAATTTTATAATAATAGAGATAAATATAAAGAAACATGTTTAGAGAGATTTGGGTTTGAAAATCCAATGCAAAATGAATTTGTAAAACAAAAATTATCAAATATAGTATTTGAAAAATATGGTGTATATCATCCAGCACAAAACGATACAATATATAAAAAGATGATGAAAAATGGCATTAAAATATCGAAATATAATGAATCAGATATTTATTATCAAGGAGAATATGAATTGGATTTTTTGAATAAATATTTTAATAAAATTAAAATAGGAAGAGGCAAATCAATAAAATATATTTTTAATGAGCAAGAATATGTATATTTTCCAGATTTTTATTTTCCAGATTTAAATTTAATTATAGAGATAAAATCATCTTATTGGTATAATAAACATTATGCTAAAAACTTAGCAAAAGAAAAGGTATGTAAAGAAAATGGTTATAATTTTTTATTTATAATAAATAAAAATTATGAAATATTTGAAAAAATGATTAATCCTATTATTTATAATAAAGAACACTCATGGCAATATGATTTAAGATTAAATACGTTGGAATATGATATTAAAAATATAAATTTTGATTATACTAAACTTAAAATATCAGATTTTAAATTTGAGAGTATAGAAAAAAATGATATTAGAACTAAAGAAGTTGTAGAGTTTATTAAAAAGTATGAATGGCTTGGTAAAATGCCAAATAGACCAACACATAGATTTATTGCAACTTATGATAATATTTTAGCTGGTGTTATTGTTATGTCAACACCAAATTCTTTTTCTATGATGTTGGGTGAAAATACATCAAATATAGAAAAACTTATTAGTAGAGGTGCATGTGCATCTTGGACACCAAAGAATTTAGCAAGTTCATTATTAATGTGGTCTATTAATTGGATGGTTAAAAATACAGAATTTAGATTATTTGAAGCATATGCAGATCCAGAAGCAAAGGAACTTGGTACTATTTATCAGGCTTGTAATTTTTATTATCTTGGAGATAATTTTGGTTCCGATAAACTATATTTTAATCCAAATAATCCGAATGGTTGGGTTAACAATAGGGGATTTAGGAAACTTAATTTTTATAAATCATTTTTGAAAAAAAATGGAATCATTTGGAATAATGAATGGAGTAAAAAAACAACAATATTATGGAATAAAATACCTAATGATATTGTAATAAAAATGAAAGAGTATTCTGTTAATTGTTTAAATGGTTGTCATGTTAGAAAGCCAAAAAATAAACACAAATATGCGTATGTTATTGGTAAAAATAAAAAAAAAACTAAATTATTAAGAAAGTATTTTGAAAAAAATAATAAAATATTTCCTTATCCTAAAAATAGATAATAAAAATAATAATTTAATTTTTATATATAGTTAAAAATAAATTATTACATGATAACAAAATTTTTAGAATTTCTATATGAATATACATCTTATAGTGTACCTCATGCTACGGTAGGATTTAAGTATTCCGAACCAACTAATAAGTTTACAATATATTTAGATATGATATATGATGGTGATAATGAAAATAAGATTAAAAGTATATTATCTAAATATAATATATCTTATGAAAATATGAATTTTAAAGATGAAATGTATAAGGATTCTGAAGATAATAACGTATTAATTCAAAAAATAGAATTTTCATTTTTTGCTTATAATGATCTTGAAGCTGATTCTATAATTAAAACAATATTAGGTGATTTTGTTAATAATGATATTAATTTTAATCCTCAAAGTATAATAGTGAAACCTTTACTTAGGCTACCTTCGCATCATAATGTAAGGTTAGCTGATCCTGGACAACCACCTTCTGATAGTATTAATTCAAGAAGACCTGTAGGTTTTAACACATAATTTTCAATTAAACTAAACATTTTATTTTTTTTATATTATAATATTTTAAAATAATGTTATAATTGATAAATGAGGCTTTTAATAAAATTTCCAACAAGAAATAGGAGAAAAAAATTTTTTGAAGTGTTAGATAAATATTATTCTATGTTAAATAATATAAATTTAACAGATTTTTGTATAACTATTGATGAGGATGATTTAACAATGAATAACGATGAGGTGTTAGCTATTTTAGATGGTTATGAAAATTTAAGTTGGTTTGTTGGTAATTCAAAAAGTAAAATTGCAGCTTGTAATGCTGATGTAGATGAGATAGAAGATTGGGATGTTGTTTTATTAGCATCTGATGACATGGTTCCACAAATAAAAGGATTTGATGATTTAATTAGGGATAATATGGAGAAGTATTATCCAGATACAGATGGTGTATTATGGTTTTTTGATGGAAATAGAAAGGACCTTAATACACTTTGTATTTTAGGTAAAAAATATTATGATAGGTTTGGTTATATTTATCATCCTGGATATAAATCTTTTTATTGTGATGATGAATTTACAAAAGTTGCAAATAAATTAAAAAAACAAACATTTATAGAACAAGTAATTATAAAACATGAGCATCCAGATATTCCACAATTTAGATCTAATTTTGACGAGTCTTACGCCAAAAATAGTAAATATTATCCTGTTGATGCAAATTTTTTTCAATTAAGACAAAAAAATAATTTTGGATTAAAATGAATATAGTACAAATAGGTGTATGTGAAGCAAATGATGATTTAACACAATTAATTGATAATAATCAACCAGACAAATTAATATTAGTTGAGCCTTTAAGTGTGCATAATGAAAACATATTAAAATGTTATGATTGGGTTAATAATAAATTTTTAGAAAATATTGCAATTTTACCAAATCATACGGACGAAAAAATAGATTTTTATTATCATGAAAAAGATGGTCCATTATATGAGGTTGCAAGTATTAATGTTTCACACATATTAAAACATGGTTTTGATATATCTGGAGTTAAAAAATTGTCTGTTGATTGTTTCACGGTCAATGAATTATTTGATAAATATGAATTAAAAAACATTGATATATTATATATTGATGCAGAAGGTATGGATGATCATATAATTAAGAGTATTGATTTTAGTAGTTATACAATAGATACTATATATTTTGAAAATTTACATTTAAATCAACTGGATATATATAATTATTTAAAAAATAAAGGATATGATATTACTATGAAAACTGGTCGTTATAATTGGAATTCATTAGCTAAAAAAATATAAGAATATGAAAAAAATTATTGCATTTAGTTTATGGGGTGATAATCCAAAATATACAATTGGTGCTATTAAAAATGCAAATTTAACTAACGAAATATATTCAGGCTGGACTTCAAGATTTTATTGCGGTCAAAGTACACCAGAAGAAATTATTAATCAATTGAAAAATATTGATAATTGTGAGGTTGCTATGATGAATGAGGATGGAAATTGGACTGGTATGTTTTGGAGATTTTTACCAGCAGGTGAGAGTGATGTGGATGTTATGTTAAGTAGAGATTGTGATTCTAGATTAAATTTAAGAGAGAAAGCTGCTGTTGATGAATTTATGAAAAGTTATAAAACATTTCATATTATGAGAGATCATCCTTGGCACACGACTGAAATTTTAGGTGGTATGTGGGGTGTTAAATATCCCACATTAAGAAAAATGAAAGGAATGATAGATGAATATATAAAGGGTGATTTTTGGCAGGTAGATCAAAATTTTTTAAGAACAAAAATTTATCCATTAGTAGTTAAAGATAGTTTAGTTCATGATGAATTTTTTAGGTATAATACAAATGCTAGACCTTTTCCAATTAAAAGGGAAGGTCAACAATTTGTAGGAGAAGCCTTTGATGAAAATGATGTACCTAATTTTCAACATAGAAGTATGATAAAAATAATGTAAAAGTAATTGGATATAGGATATATTACAAATGGTATTACACAAGATGGTTTTGGTTCTAGAATGTCGAGAGCAATTGAAGCAATGGCATTTACTTTTTATTTGCAAGATAAGTTTGATGTGAATATTGAATATATACATACACCATTTTCATTTGAAGGGTTTGATAAAGATTTTACTATGGGTGAATCCGTAAGAACAATATATGGTCCGCATAATCAACCTAATTTATTTTCGTATAATATGACCAGTAGAAATGGATATTTAAAAAGAGCATTGTTATGGGATAAGTATATGTGTTATTCTGGTATAACGATTAATGATATTGAGTTGTGTAATATTACAAATATTTTTGATGCTGGTTTAAATAAGTTTAAATTATTTGATGATATATCAAAACATGAATATAATAATAAATTATATTTTATTGAATATTTGCATATGGAATTTAGAAATAGATATATAGATTATAATATAGTAAGTGAATATTATAATCAAATAAAAAATAGATTTAATTTAATAATATCTGATATGAGTAATGATATTATATTACAAATTCGCCGCAATGATGTTTCGATTGGAGCTAAATATTATGATTCATCACGTTATCTTGAAGATGAATATTATTTAAATATATTGCAATATATTGCAATATCTTATACCATATAAAAACAAATTTAATATTATTATTTACACTCAACGATGCGGATTTGACTCTAATAAATATAGAGATTGGAATGTAATATATGATGATGAAATAGAAGATTATTTTGCTTTTATAAAGATGATAAATGCAAAAGTTTTAATAATGGGTAAAAGTCAATTTAGTATTGGATCTGCAATGTTAAATCAAAATACTGTGGTGTTTGCACCAGAAATACAAAGACTAGATAGATGGATAAGTAAAGATGATTTTTTATCTAATTTGAGTAAAATTTTATAAAATATAATGAAAATAAATAATATAGGAATAAAAGGAATTGGTTCATATGCACCACCAAAAATATTAACTAACAATGATATTGATAAATTTAATATTGGTACTAATTCAGATTGGACAAAAAATAAATTAGGTATAGATGAGAGACATATTGTTACAACAGAAGATACTTCATACTTAGCATATCGAGCATCATTAAACGCTATTAATGATGCAAAAATTGATATTAGAGATATTGATTTGGTCATATTGGCTACATCTAGTCCAGATAGAATATCTCCATCAACTGCATGTATCATGATAAATAGGTTGGGTTTAAAATGTCCAGCATTTGATATTAATGCTGTTTGTAGTGGTTTTGTTTATGGTTTACAATTAGCAACAAATTTAATTAGTACAAAACAATATAAAAATATATTACTAGTTTCGTCTGAAACATATTCGAAAATAACTGATTGGAATAATAAAAATTGTGTATTTTTTGGTGATGGCGCTGGTGCTGTTGTTATATCAAGTATTAAAAGCGGTTGGATATCTTCGTATATATACGGTGATGGTATAGGTAATAATATTTTTACTTGTCATCACGGTGGAACATTTGAAATGAATGGTAAAGAAGTATATAATTTTGCAACTAAAATTTTACCAGAAACAATAATTAAATCTTTACATGATAATAATTTAACAATAAGTGACATATCATGGTTAATACCACACCAGCCGAGTATTAATGTTTTATTAGAAACTGCAAAAAGTATTAATTTACCAATTGATAAAGTAGTTTTTAATATGGACAAATATGCGAATACTGCTGCAGCATCAATACCAATGGCATTAGATAAATTATATAAAGAAACAAAAATAAAAAATAATGATATATTAGTTATGCCAGCGGTTGGATCTGGTTGGACATGGGGAGTTTCAATTATTAAATATATAAGATTATGAAAACTATATCTATTTTTGGTGGTACTGGTGGTTTAGGTAAAAAATTAATACCTTTTTTACAACAAAGATATAATGTCGTTTCATTAGGTAGTAAAGATGTTGATATAACTAAATTTAGTGAAGTTAAAGATTTTTTTAATGCTAATGATGTTGATATTGTTTTAAATATGAGTGGTAAATTGTATGATATTTATTTAAGTAAAATTACTGAAGATGATTTTAAATCAATTAATAATATGCTTAATGTAAATATCTTAGGTAATATTAATATATTATCAGCATGTTTACCTAAAATGATAAATAAAAAATATGGTAGAGTAATTTCAATGTCTTCTGTTCTTTCTGATATGAATGTACCAAAGGCTTCACTATATTCAGCATCTAAATCATTTATAGATAGATTATATAGTTCCGCTAATAAAGAAAATGTTGAATATGGTGTAACTTGTAATACAATTAAATTGGGTTATTGGGATGGTGGAATGTGTGATAATATTGAAATAAATTTTAGAAATAGTATAAAAGAAAAAATTGGTTTAAAAAGATTTGGAAAAATTGAAGAGTTATATAATACTATTAATTATATAATAGATAATGAGTATGTTTGCGGAATAAACTTAAAAATAGATGGTGGTTTATAAAAATAAAATAATAAAATAGAATGGAGATAATATATTCAAAAATAGAAGAAGATAAAATTCTTCATATAATCAGAAGATTATCAGATGTTGAAAAACAGAACAATTTCAGGTTTGATATCATACCTGATTACAATTTTATTCAATGTTCATCTTTAAACATGAATAAAGGGAAGACATTTAAATCGCACCGACACATATACAAAGAACGAACATATAAAAATAAGATATCACAAGAATCTTGGATAGTTATTAGAGGTAGTGTAAAGTGTATATTTTATGACGTGGATAACACTATAATAGCAGAGCCAATATTATATACAGGTGACGTATCATTTACTTTAGATGGTGGACACACATATCTTATATTGGAAGATAATACTATAGTTTATGAATATAAAACAGGTCCTTATGAAGGACAAGAGTTAGATAAAATATTCATTTAAAATAAAAGTTTGAAGCATGAAAAATATAATATTTAAAAAAATTGGTTATGATGTCAGAATTGATGATTTATCTAGAATAAATAATCCAGAATTAATAGAATTGGGAAATCATATATCAATTGATATGTGTGTTTATATGTCATCTGGTGGTATTATAGGAGATTATGTTCATATTGCACATAATGTAAGTATTATTGGAGGATCAACATCAACATTAATTATGGAAGATTTTACTGGTATATCTGCAGGTTCTCGAATTATTTGTGCTAGTGATGATTTTAATGATGGACATTTATGTCCCTTTGTTCCTTTAAAATATAGACATGTTATTAATAAGCCAATAATCTTTAAAAGATTTTCTTGTGTTGGCGTTAATTCTGTTGTTATGCCTGGAGTAATTCTTGCAGAAGGTAGTGTGCTTGGTGCTAATTCATTATTAACTAAAAATACAGAACCTTGGACTATTTATGTTGGTTCACCAGCAGTGGCTATAAAAATTAGAAATTCTGATTTGGTGTTAAAAGGAGCCAAGGAATTAGGATATATAGTATAAAAAATAAAATATATTATGAGTTTTAGTATTATAAAAGAATTTGAAAATAAGATATCTGAGTTTTTTGATTCACCTTATGGAATTGCTGTTGATAGTTGTACACACGGTGTAGAGTTATGTTTAAGATATTTAAATGTAAAAAAAATAATAATTCCCAAAAATACATATTTATCAATACCTTTTTTATCAAAAAAAATGGGAATTGAAATGGAGTGGAAAGATGAAAATTGGATAAATTATTATTATTTAACAGAAAATGTCATAGATGCTGCTGTTCTTTGGAAGAAAGATAGTTATATTCCAAATACTTTTATGTGTTTAAGTTTTCAATATCAAAAACATTTATCATTAGGTAGAGGTGGTATTATTTTAACAGACAATCAAAAAGCTGCTATAGATTTAAAAAAAATGTCATATGATGGTAGATTGCCAGATATACCTTGGAGAGAACAAAATATAGATATGGTTGGATATCATTATTATATGACACCCGAAACTGCTCAAAATGGGTTAAATAAATTAGATACTGCAATTAGAACTGTTCCAAAACAGTGGAATATTAATGATTGGCCAGATTTAACAAAAATGAATATTTTTAAAAATGAATAAAAAGGCGTTAATAACTGGAATATCTGGTCAAGATGGAAGTTATCTTGCAGAATATTTATTGGAATTAGGTTACGATGTTCATGGAATAATTAGAAGAAATTCCGTAACAGAAAATCAACAATCAAGATTAGATCATTTTAAACATAATATTAATATATACTATGGTGATTTATTAGATCAAACATCAATTGAAAAAATAATAACTGATGTTAAACCAGATGAAATATATAATTTGGCTGCACAGAGTCATGTTAGAATTAGTTTTGATATACCACAATTTACAGTTCAAACAAATTCTGTAGGTGTTGTCAACTTATTAGAATCGTGTAAGAGATTGTGTCCAGACTCAAAAATTTATCAAGCAAGCTCATCTGAAATGTTTGGTTTGAGTATAGATGATGACGGATTTCAACGTGAAACAACAATAATGAATCCAGTTTCACCTTATGGCTGTTCAAAAGTTTTTTCATATAATATGATAAGACATTATAGACGAGCATATAATCTTCATGCTTGTAATGGTATATTATTTAATCATGAATCACCAAGAAGAGCAAGTAATTTTGTTACTAGTAAAGTTGTAAAAACTGCATGTATGATTAAATTGGGTTTGTCTGATAAATTAGAATTAGGTAATATTGATTCTTATAGAGATTGGGGACATAGTAAAGATTATGTGAAAGCTATGCATAAAATAATAAATTATGAAATACCAGATGACTTTGTTGTATCAACTATGGAAACTCATTCTGTTAGAGAAATGTGTGATGTTGTTTTTAAATATTTAAATTTAAATTATGAAGATTATATTGTTCAAAATAAAAAATATTTAAGACCCGAAGAGCTACCATATCTGAGGGGAGATTCTACAAAAGTTAGAAGCTTATTAAATTGGAAACCAGAGTATAATTTTGAACAATTAATGTATGAAATGTGTGATCATTGGATGGACATATTAAATGGAAAAAAATCGTTAAGATAATATGGTATATTTTAGGCATTTAGGTGAAGAAGAAAAAAAACAAGGTATTAATAGTGGATTTGGGAATGGGTTATTTCAAATTGCAGCAGCAGTTGGTTTGGCAGAATTAAATAATGATATTGCTATATTTCCACATTGGAGGTTTAATAAATATTTTGAGTGTGGTATAAAAGAAGATTTTGCCTCTAATTTTAAAATAACTAAAGAATTTGTTGAGCCTGTATTTAATTATATTAAAATACCATATACTAATGGTATAAACTTGTTTGGATATTTTCAATTAGAAAAATATTTTTATCACTGTAAGGATAAAATAATAAAACTATTTACACTTAAAGATGAATATGAATTTGATTTAAAGGAAAAATGGAAGATACAATTAAAAAATAGCGTATCCATTCATGTTAGACGAGGAGATTATATTTCACCAGAACATGTTACTAGTATTATATTTACACAAAAAATGGATTATTTTGATAATTCTATAAAATATATTGAGTCATTAAAAAATATAGATAATATTTTAGTTTTTTCAGATGATATAAAATGGTGTCAAGAAAATTTTCATGATAGTAGATGTATTTTTGTTAAAGATCAAATAGAAATATTTGATATGTTTTTAATGAGTTATTGTGAAAATAATATAACTACAAATTCAACATTTTCTTGGTGGGGTAGTTGGTTAAATAGAAATGATAATAAAATAATTACAATTCCAAAGAATTGGTTTAGTCCACATATACCAAGAGAGCGTTCTGCTGATTTATATAGAAATGATATGATTGTAATTTAAAATAAAATAATAAAAAAATATGAGAAAAGATTTTGTGAGTAAAGAAATAGAATGTTGGAAAAATGAATCAGCATTAGAAAAATTAAAAATTAAAAACGATAAAAAATTTTTATTGAATTCTGATGAGGGTATTGTTGAAGTTTCAAAGGAAAGATGGGAAGAAGCTCAATATTATGAAAAAAAGACCTGGGATAAACATGAACATATATCAGATATGCCAAATAGAAATATAGAACATGTATTAGATTTTGATAATTATAAAACATTAAATGATGTTTTAACAAATAAAGATTTATCTATTATAGAGTTGGGATGCGGACCATTTACGCAAATAACACACATATTGAGAAGAATAAATTATAATAGTGTAAAATTAGATTTATTAGATCCTTTAGTTGATCATTATTCAAAATTAAATAATTGTGTATATAAAGGTGGTGAGTTAATAGGATTTGAAAATGTCGAAATTAATTTAATAAATTCACCAATAGAAGAATATAATTTAAATAAAAAATATGATATTATAGTTATGATGAATGTGTTAGAACACTGTTTTAATGTTGCTGAAATATTTGAAAAAATTAATAATATGTTAAAAGAAAATACCATTTTTATTTTTTCTGATTGTTGTATAAAAAACTCTATGATGAATGATTTGGTGGAGTCTCAATATGATAGTGGACATCCTATTAGGATAACAGAAAAAAAATTAGATGAATATTTATCACTTTACAATAATAGAATATATTATAAGGAATTTCATGATAGACATAATCAGGAATGGAGGATAGATAAATATTGTATATTTAAAATTTAAAATATAATGATAAATAAAACAGCTATACTTTTTTTTGGAATACATTATTTAGAAAATTATACTAGATTTTTTGACCATAATACTAATATTATTTATAATATAGATTATAAAAATTCTTTTTATAATTATAAATCAACATTATTAAAATTTTTTAATAACTCAGATATTTTTTTATCTACTAATGATTCTAAAAATGTTTTAGAACTGAAAGAAGATTTTAATTGTTTATCTTGTACAGTTAATAATCATTATAATAATTCTGAATTTAGATATAAAGAAGCACAAGATAAACTTATAAGTGGATTAGATTTAATTTTAAGACATCAAGTAGAAAATAATGTTTTTTATGAAAACATAATAATAACTAGGTTTGATTTATTATTTATGATAGCATTTGAGAATGTTTATATAGATTATAGTAAGATAAATGTGGTTTCTGATTTACAAGATGGTTCTATATTAGAAGATAATTTTTATATAATTCCAGGAAGTTTTTTGAATATCTTTAAAAATATCATTAGGAATAATCCTAATAGACATGATTTAAAATATCAATTTGAACAACATTTAGGTATAAATTATTTGTATAGGGAGAATGTAAAATGGGTTAAGGATTTATCTTTTTATAAGGTTTATCATTATTATAATTTTGATGAATATTGTAAAAAAGTAGAAAATAATAAATAATATGGAAAAATTTGAAAGTGTTGAAATTTTTAGAAATATACATAAAGGACAACCAGCTTTTGTTTTAGGTGCAGCACCATCTTTAAAGGAATGTGATATTAGTAAATTATATAGTAATGGTATAATAATATCTTGTAATTCTTCAATAGTAGAATTGAATTATGCTGATTATTTTATATTTGCTGATGAGGCTGTAGTATATTTTAATTTTTATGAAAAGGTGTCAAATATATCTAAAAATGTTATTTTTGCTGGTAGAGGTATAGATTATAAATTTTTTCATAATGATATAAATGGTTATAACGAAAAAATAGAATTTAAAGGTAAAAAATATTTAATTGATAGAAGATATGATAATTTTGGTAGACCTTTTATTAATAATAACACAAAAGGAGCAGCAGATTTTAATTTAAGAGATGGTAAGATAGTAGATGGTTCTGATGTTTGTCATGGAGCAGCTAATTTTGCATATATTTTAGGTTGTGACCCAATTTATATGATAGGTGTTGATTTACAATGGGATAAAGATGAGAGATATTTTAGATCGTTTGATGATGATAGTATTATGCAAAGATCAAATAGTCCTCGTAAATATATGGATAATAAATCTTATTTTAAACCTAATAATGTTGATACAGCTTTGGAAACTAGTTATAACTGTTGGAAAAAGATTTGTAATGAAAATTCAAAATTAAATATAAAGTGTACATCTGAAAAAAGTCGATTGAAAGAACTATTTGAATATGTTGATATAAATAATATAAAATTTTGAAATGATTTATGCAATAATACAAGCAAGAATGTGTTCTACTAGATTACCTAATAAAGTATTTAAAAATATAGTTGGTAAACCCTTATTGTGGCATGTTATAGATAGATTAAAATTTTCAAAAACTGTAGATGATATTATTGTTGCAACCACAACTAATGAAAAAGACAATAAAATTTATAAATGGTCAATTAAAAATAACATTAAGGTATTTAGAGGAGATGAATTTAATGTGGTTAAAAGATATTATGACACTGCTAATTTTTTTAATTTAAAAGATGATGATATAATTATAAGAATAACATCAGACGATCCATTTAAAGATCCTTACATTATAGATAATATGATTTTTGAGATGAAAAATAAAAAAATAGATTTTATCTATAATAACAATCCAGTTTCTTTTCCTGAGGGTTTAGATGTAGAAATTTTTAATTTTTCTATGTTGAAACATAATATAAATTTAATAACAGATAAATTTGATCAAGAGCATGTTACTCAATATTTTTACAAATTAAGAAATATTAATAAATTTAATTTTAGTAATGATGTAGATTTATCATATTTAAGATGGACTATAGATACACATTCAGATTTAAAAATGGTTAGGAAAATTTATAAACTTTTATATAAAGAAAACTATATATTTAATACTCAGGATATTTTAAATCTTATCAAAGATCATCAAGATATACCAAAAATAAATTCTGAAATAAAAAGAAGTTTTATGTATGAAAAGAATTAGTGATTTAGAAAAAAAATATGTTATTGAATGTTTAAATAATGAATTTGAAACTTCTAAAGGTAGTTTTTTTACAAATAGATCAGAAAAATTATTTTCAGAATTATATGGAATTAAATATTCTATTAGTCATTGTAACGGTACAGTAACATTACAAAATGCATTAAATTCTTTGGGAATTTCAGAAAATGATGAAGTTATTGTACCTCCATTAACAATGTCAAGTACGGCAATATCTGTTTTATTAAATAGGTCAATACCTGTATTTGCTGATGTTGATAAAGAAACTTTTAACATTGATCCACAATCTATTGAAAAACTAATAACAAAAAACACAAAAGCTATAATGACAGTAGCTTTATATGGTTTGTCGCCAGAGTATGATAAGATATTAGATATTTGTAAAAAACATAATTTATATCTAATTGAAGATAATGCACAGAGCTTTATGAGTTTATATAAAAATAAATTGGTTGGAACTTTTGGTGATTTTGCCAGTTTTAGTTTTCAATCAAGTAAACATTTAACAACGGGTGAGGGTGGTATGTTAATAACTGATAATGAGGAATTAGCATTTAATGCTAGACGATTTAGTAGTTTAGGTTATGCAGGATTAACAACAAAAAGTTCTAAAATAACTAAAGAAGATATTCAGAATCCTAATTATGATAGACATGTTTCACTAGGTTATAATTTTAGAATGTCTGAAATACAATCTGCTGTTTTATTAGCTCAATTAGAAAGACAAAACGATTTGGTTGGACAGAGAATAAAAACTGCAGAGTTATTTAATGATGTTATTAAGGATTGTGATTTTTTAAAATCACAGAATGTACCATTTTATTGTAAAAATACATGGTGGTCATTTTCTATGATTTTAGATACAAATAAACCAGAAGAAGATTGGTTTAAATTCAGAAGAATATTTTTGAAAAATGGTGGTGATGAATATTATGCAGCATGGAAGTTAACTTATAATGAACCTTTATTTAAAAAAGATATACAATATTTAGATAATGTTTGGCAAAAGTATGATATGGATTTGTGTCCAGTTGCAGAGTATTTGCAGCCAAGAATGATACAAATGAAAACTAATTATTGGAATATAAAAGAGGCGGAAAAACAAGCAGATATATTAAAAAAAACAATTAAAGAATTTTAAATTATGAGAAAAACATTTACAAAAATTATTTTACAACAACATCCAGATTCTTCAAATTATAATATTACTACAACCAATTTATTAAATGAGCCAGATGAATTAGATTATATTATTCTTAAAAAAATGAGGTTGTTTTTGGATAATAGTAAATTAAATAATTCAGATGGAGAATGGAAATATATAGATGAAAATAAAAGAAAAAATTATATTAATTCTTTAAAAAATGGAGAATTATTAATTTTTGTTAATATGTTTAGAAATGATTCTATTTATGGTGTTGTTACACCTTTTTATAAAGAGATAAAAAATGTAGATGATTTTATAAGTCAGGTATTATTAGATTTAGATACATGTGAAGAATTTTGTTATAATTTTAATATAGATGATTGTTTAGTGTCTCAAAATATTGGCAATCCATTTGGATTATTGATAAATGATAAAATTTTAATGCCAGATACTCCAAGGCATTATTATTATTCTGAAAAAATTAATAAATTAAATATAAATAATAATTATATTTTAGAGATTGGTGGTGGATATGGTGGTTTGGCTTTAATGTTAAATAAATTGCATAATAATTGTATATTAGTTGATTTATATGAATCATGTTTATTGCAATATTACTTTTTAAATAAAAATGGTGTAAATGTTCAATTTATTAATGATATTAATGATGATTTATTAGAAAATTATAATTATATAGTACCTAACAATTTATTTGAAAAATTCATTTTGAATAAAAATCTTAATATAGATTTGGTTTTTAATTCTAGATCTTTTTCTGAGATGGATAAGAATACTTTAAATTTTTATTTAAATTTTAT